CTGGTAGTCACCTTTATTTTTGACAAGTAAAAGTTCGAACCGTGTTTTATAGTCTAACCATTTTGATTTGATATCTTGGTTGCGAAAGGACTCCTGATCCAGATGTTCTTGATCAGTAATAGGTAGGTCTTTGTATGCTTCTTGTTTCAATTCTTCTAATTTCATAATATACTTTCAAAGTGGAGTAGCACCTTGATAAAACTTTCTTTTAATATTTTGTCTTTAAACATAGACTATTTTTGAAATTTGTTAAAGCTTATCATTTACCACTCATGTTTATTTATAATGTTGTTAAAGTGTAGATATTATATGCAAATGTTGTTGATACCGACATATATTCCACATCTGTTGCTCCCTGATCATAAGATAAAGAACCTAAAGAAGTAGGAAACATATCTTGAAAATCTACTTGTACGATAGGATTATTTTTATTAGACAAAATCATAAGATATCCATCAGAATACATGGATTTATCAGAAACAGCAGAACCAACTTTATCCTCAGAAATCCCACCCCCAGAATTTGGCCTAGTGTTTGAAGTTATATCTCTATGCGTAGTAAATTGTTCTCGTTTTTGGGGAAATCCTAGTCCTGTAATCCAATTATGAAGGGTAATATAATTTTCTAGATACTCATCTACTAAAAAAGTAACAGTAAGATTACCATATGTTAGTTTTTCGCCAGGAACAGGAATATCTTTAAATGGAGTACTTTGAAGAGTTGTTTCTAAAGATAAATCTGGGAGTTCTGCTGCAGTTACAAAATACTCTACCTTCGGTAATTGATTAATACCAAATTTAAATTGCGTTGGACTTGCATAGTCTAATTTTGTTGGTTGTCTGTCTAGTGGCCCAGCCATATTAATTTCTCCTATTACTATTTAGGTACAAAAAAAGGGGGAGCAAGATGCTCCCCCAAGTTTAGTATACCCCTTATCTTACATAAGGTTAGTAACTTTAACTCGGCGATACCAAGCGTTTGTGTTTGCATCAAGTGAAGCGTTAGTATTAACGGTATCACCAGCTGCAACCGCACCGGCACCAGCGAAAGGATTAGCAGCAAGACCATAACGTGTCTTGAAACCAATTTTTGGTTGAAAGGAACTTTCACCAACCGCACGTACCATCTGAAGAGGTACATATGGGCAATAAAAGAAACCAGCGTCATAAGGTGAAGTACCTTTATAACCACAAACATAATACTGACTAGCAGCAACATTTGCAGAATACGGATCAACATAAACCTTAAAACGTCCGTTCATAACACCAGCAAATGTTGTACTTGTGTCATCTACGGAAAGATTGTTGTTAAGAGCAGGTGTGTAATCAAGTACACCAGCCATGTTCAATGCACTTGCAACGTCAGCAGATACAATCAACATGTTACCCTTACCACGACGAGTCTGTTGACCAATCGCATTAGCATCACGTTCTATTGCGAACATAAGACCTTTAAACTTCTCAACAGACCAACGACCATTTGAGTCGGTGTCTAGATCAAAGATACCAGCAGTTGTTGTGTTAACTTGAGCACCTGCAACAGCAGTTACATAAAGTGAACGAACAACTTCACGGTTTATTTCTGCAAGAATTTCAGAACTCAAGATATTAGCAAGTTCTGTTTCTGCGTCAAGTCCGTGGATTGCTTTCAAGTCTTGTGCAAGTTCCATTGTGTACTCTGCTTTTAGAGCACGTGAAACCGCAGTAACTGTGGACTTCTCGATTGAGAATGCCATCTCTGCGAAAGCGTTAGTAGAAGAATCACCCAATGCTTCGGACTGAGCCGTAGTCATACCAGTTGCAGAAACATAAGTTCCAGCAGAAGGACTGTCATTAAGAACAGCAGGGTTAGTTTCTGTAGCACCAACATCACCACCACCAACAGTACCGGCAGCGTTTTGGTTTGCAATATCAGGCATTGCTTCGTCAACAAGTGCTTCTGCACCGTCTTGTGAAGTAAATGTAGAACGCATTGCAAAGATCAGACCAGTTGGGCCTGTCATTGGCTGGACGCCACAAACATCATAAGCAATAAGGTTAGGCATTGCACGACGAACGAGTGAGATCAAAATTGGATCCCACATATCCATCTGACCACCACCAGTAGAGTTGGTAGGGGCAGTTTCGGAAAGCATCATACGATCTTCGTTTAATGCCTTTTCTTGGTTTTCCAAGATTACTGTAGTAACAGCTCGCTTATAAGAATCCTGAATTTTTGGTAAATCAGGGTGTTCTAGGACTGGCTGCCACTTTTCTTGTAGATGTTCTGTCTGAAACATTAGTTTCTCCTTTTAAATTTACATCTGTTTTTTATAATATTATGCACTCGCCTTTTGATCACGACTGATAGCAGACATATACTTTCGCATGGTATCTGTCGTATCAATGTCCTGAGCGGTGCTGTCGTCTACATCATCAATAGAGTTGTCCTCATTAACTTGCATTTTCGGGAAATAACTATCCTTCAAAGTACTTAGTTTCTCACGAAAAGACTCTTCCGTAACAAATTCTACGTCTTGTGTTAATGATTTAAACTTCTCAATTTCGGTATCGGCTAAATCTTCGGAAACCTCAGATATAACCTGTTCACGTACTAGAGTGTCTTTGACTTCTTTGCCTTCGACATTCTTTTGAATTTCTTCATTCAAACGAGACTCTAGATCGCTAATCTTTTCACTTTGTGCTTCGAGAACGTCATATTTCTCATCAGGCACATCGATGTAATGGTCTTCAAAAAGTTGTTTCAGTCCAGAGATAAAATCCTCTGCAATCTCGCCTTTAAGTCCACGCTCGATTGCCAATTCATTCTCTTTAGTCCATTCTTCCACTACGTAATTAAGATATGTATCAACCTTATCAGTCATTTCTTCCTTAAAGGTTTCTACTTCAGCGTCTTTATCAGCTGCAGACTCTTCAACAATACGTTCTACTTCTGAACGAATTTTTGATTTAACTGCTGCTTCAAAGATTGTTGCTGCTTTTTCTTTAAACTCTTCTGAAAGGTCTTCACCATCAACAAGAGCATCAACGTCTTCTTTAACATTGATATTTGCAATTTTTTCTTCGATCTCTGCTTTCGCATCTTCGAGTTTCTTCAATTCCTCTTCGGACTCTGCATTACCAGCTTCTTCGAGTTTTGATGCGTGAGCAGCAAGCATTTCTTCAATATCACCTTTCTTCATCTTTGCGATATTTTCGATATGTTGTGCTTTAGTCATTTTTGGTGCCTCTTCAAGAACCTCGTCACCTTCGGGTTCATGGGAAGCAGCAAGTTTCTGGCTTTCGCCTGGCGTTGCTTCGCCTGAACTACCTTGTTTCACTTTAGGCTCCTGTTTTGCACCCGAATTCTGAGCGTCTTTTGTTGCACTTGCAGCTGCAGATGCTTTCTTACCAATCGCTTTCTCTGCACGATCTTCATCAGCATCTTTTTCTACTTTTGCTTCTGGTTTCGCACCGCCGAGGTCTTGGGCTTTTTCACCGTCAACTGACTCTGCGCTATCTGCACCAGCACTTTTTGGTGCATTATTCTTAGCGGTGGAGACACTATCTCCAGCGTTATCAGAACCTAAGCCTAAATCTTTTGCTTTACCTAAAGGAGCTTCTGAAGCTTCCTCAAGTTCTGCAAGGACTTCCGCTTCAAGTTCCTCAATGGTTTGTTCTAGTTCGGACATCAGATGTCTCCTTCTCTTTATAGTTATTATTTATAAATTATAGTCTTTTAAGAAACTTTGCAAACTCTAATGCCTCTATTTTTGCATCACGATTGCGTTGTTTAACGTCTAATTGTTTCTTTAGTTCGATAAGATGTGATTCTACAAGTGCGCCATTATTCCAAACCCACTCTTTTCCTTCCATAACACCCTCAACAAAGGCATTAGGGGCGGAAGGGTCAGCAACAATATCTGCGGCGGTAGCAAGGTAAAAATCATCTTTGACGTAATTTGCACCACCTTTTTGTTGTAAACTTCCCATCCCTCGACTCGATACACCTAATTTACATCCCTCATCCATAAGGGATTTCACAATTTCTCCCATAGGTGTAGACATTATCTTTGCCTCTCCTATGAAATTCTTTCCATCTCGCATTAAGCTTGTAGTTAGGTGTGAAACTCTTTCTAAATTCACTGTTGGGCCGTCTGGGTGTCCGAGCTCCCCATATGCCCTTTTTTCTTCTATAAAGTTTTTATTATACTTACTGACTTCTTTTTCAAGTACTTCCATTGGATATATACGTCCATTACGATTTTTAATATCTGCTTGTAGGAAAATGCCACGAATCTTGTAGTTCTTACCACCGTTTTCTTTTGCTTCGGTAATATATTCTACTTCTTCTACGGCTTCTGAAAATAATTTTATTGATTCCATGTCATTTTCCTAACTTATGTTATCAAAACCTGATACTTTTTTCATTTTTAAAATAATAGTACCTACACATGCACTATCATTTTCGATATAAACGTCACCAGTAATACCACTACCAGCATTATTTGCTAGTGAAGGTAAAGATTGTCCACTACCGTTGTAAGCACCATTTGCATTTAGTGTAAGTGCAGTTACGTTTGTTGTAGCATCCCACTCAATCTCTGTCACTGAACTAACAGTCCACTGAACAGCAACGATAGATACTCTAGGGTTTGTAGCTGCACCAGCAACTTCTGAAACGTCTACTACCTTTAAGGCGGTTCCGTTTGTTCCAGAAATTGTGTGCTTTGTCACAAGCTCAAAGTCCGAATCTACTAATGTCTGTGTTACAATGGCCATTATCTACTCCCTTAGATTGATAACATTTCTTTTTCAAAATAATTCATCAATTCTTTCTCAGGAACTTTAAATTTTTTTGAAACATCTGTGATTGTTTTTTCGAAACTATTTAGGAAATCTGAGGGTTTAGAATCCATAATTTTAAAAATATCATCTACAGCGTTACGCATTTTAGGTGATAATTTCTTAAATTGTTTGGATTTCCTATGCTCATCCTTCTCTACAACTGTAGATTCGTATAAATTATTGAACTCAAGCATCGTCTTCCACTGTCTGTGGTAGTGTACTGACAAAAGTTTTTGCGTATTCTCTACGTTTTAACTCCAAAGTTTCTCCAACTTTGTCTGAAATTGATGCTTTAAAATCATCTTGTGCTTTAGCATTATCACCGCTCAGTACTGAATCTACGAAATCTCTACTCATTATTTATCTCCTTTATCAAATTTTGTTGCGTCATCTGGCTTACCATCGTGGTCTGGATCGTCTGGGTCTACACCGCCCACGGATAGTTTAACTCTATCTGCGGCAGACATCTTCGGATCAATAGGTTCTTCACCTGGCCCGACAGGAATACGATTGATACCATCTCCACCTGGCGGTAGAATAATTCCACCATCCATTGGATCGGTTTCTGTCTCTTTCTTAATCTGATCACGCATTTGGTCAATATCTGCATCAGTCATGTGCAATACTTTTTTCAAAACATACTCTTTACTAAAGAATGTTCCAATATACGGTTCAACAGAACCCAACTGATTAATACGATCTTCCAACAACTCTGACTCTTTAAGAGCTGCAAAATGACCATCCTCTAAGAAATCATATGAAATGTGTTCTTGTATTGCTGGCCAATCTTCAACGGCAATGACACCTTTAAGGAGTAATTGGGTTTTGAGAACGTCTGTGAATAAGGGAGTGAACTTCTTACGAATCCGCTGAACGAACTTTGTAAACTTGAGTTCATCTCTTGTA